ACCTTCGTCTTTTTTACGTTGGTTTTCTTGTGCTTGAAGGTCTAACTCTCTTGCTCTTAGTTTAGCAATAGGGTCATTGTCAAATTGAGAGGTAATTTTCTTTTCTTCTTTAGTAAATTCTTCCATCATGTCAGCAATCAGTTGTGCTTTTCTTGCTTCAATTTTTTCAGATATCATTTTTAACTGCATTTGCATTTGTGGGTTCTGCATTGCTTGTGGGTTTTGTTGCATTGCCATAATTTGTTGTAGCTCTTGTCTAAATTCTACTTCAATTTGTTCTTGTGCCATTAAAGAAATATGTTCAAAACAGTTTTTTTCTAATGAAGCCATAATTATCGGATTATTTCTAGCCATGTTTGTTGCCATAAAATTTAAATGCGAAGTTATGTGTGCTCTATGGTCTTGACCAGGGAAAGCTTGGAATGGTTTCCCAGCGAGAGCATCAATATGTTCTAACGCTGGGTCCTTCGGTGTGGGAACTTGTGGTCGTTTTAAAAGTTTATCAATATCTTTAACGCCTAACGCTTCATACATATTTCTATACGCTTGATACAAATTATGAATTTGTGGATTAGATTGAGCCAGCTGCAGTTCCGACTGTGCGAGGGAAATACGCTGTGTCTGTGAGAAAATATTGGGATCCGCAACTGGCAATATATCTACTCTATCGTCAAAGTCAGTTTGTTTAATCATTCTTTGACCGCCAACAACATCGTAAGGATATTCTTGTGGTAGATATAACTTGAAAACTCTAGACATTAATTTGAATTCTTGTTTTAGGGCTGCATAAATTCTTTTGTGAATAGCAGACATTGTTCTGCTTCCTCTTTCCAACAAAGCTACTGTCGTACCCACTGCCGCTTGTTGATTACCCTCACCTACTTGCAAGTCTGCTATTGAAGCGAATCTTTGACCTGCTTGTACTACGACGCCCATAAGTGCTAAGAGTGTTTGCGATGGTTCTTTAAACGGAAGCATCATAAATGCATCTCTAATATTTCCGCCTGGTGCGTCTACGTCTCTAAATTCTCCAGGTTGTATAGATTGTGCATCATCTCTAATTCTGATTCCTCTTTGTTTAAATCCAGCAGGTAAATTAGATAATGTTCCTGCATCTAGTAGTTGTCTCAAAGCAGCTGTTGCTGTTCTTGATAAACCACCAATCATATGGATTAAACCAAAACCATAAAAACCTAAACCTGGTAAAAATTTGAAATGTACAAAATAATCTATTTTTTTCTTTAATGGATCACCGACTTCGTAGTTTCTTTTGATTGATAAAATTTCTCTTGAGTTTTCTTCTACAGTTACAACGTAAGGAAGTTTGATTCCTGTTGGTTCACCGTCTTCACCCATGTCTTCAAAACCTTCAAGATCTAAATTTACGTGACACTCTAACAAATTAAAAATATCTTCTTCTCTACCTTTAGTTTGTCCTTCAAGTTCTCGTTCTTTTTTCTCTACTTCAGTTTCGTTCATTAACCCTGGTTTCAATTCTATGTCTCTATAGAAACCAGCAACTTGTTGTTTTCTTAATTCATTTTCAGAAATCTGTACTCGATGTATGATTGATTCCGCATCGTCTAATGAGGTAGCTGTATACGGAACAATCAAATCATCCGCAGGAACAAATTTAGAGCAAGCCATTGAAGTAGCTTCATCATAATATACTTTTTTAAAAGCAGATCCTGCCAACGGTAAATGAAATAACATTGAATCAAAATCTGGTTCATATTCTTTCATCTTTTCCATTATTTGGTAATTCATAAAATCTTTTACTCTTTGAGATTGTTGTTCTTTTTCTGGAGTAGGCACACCTAAAATTTGTGTTCTAACTGGACCTTCTGCTGGTAATAATTCTTTGTAAGCTAATGCTTGAAACTGAGTTACAGCTTCAGCTAGTACAGGGTGAGTTGCGCCTGATGCACCTTGAAACGGTTCTGTTCTTTGATCGTATTTAAATCCTAATAAATCTAAACCTTCTCTGTAAGATCGTTCCCAATCTTTTCTAGAATTTTTATAGTCTTGGTAATTTTGAAAAAGTGTTGAACCTAATCGTCCTAATACATCATCAGGTAAATGTTCAGCTAAATTGTCGTAATGATTTTCTCCGCCTTCAACAGATGCGATTGCAGGATCGTAATTAATATCTACAGAGCCATCTTCGTTTTCTGTAACTTCTACAGGATCACCTTGCTCGTTAACTTCTTGTTGCTTTTCTTGTTCAGCAACTTCAATTTCTTCAGGTGATGGAACTTTTAACTCTTGCTCTACGTTTGGTAGAGACTTGTCTATGTCTGCCATTTATTTTCTCCAGTTTTACAGGTTTAACAGTATTATAATCAATAAGCAACCCCTGAGACTCAGGTCCTGATTTAGGGGGTATTGTTTTAGTCAATTTCATCTAAGCCCTCATCTGCTAATATATCAGCTTGATTTTCTGCTCGGCCTTGAGCCATGTCTGAATCGTACATACCTTTTTTTAAACCTGTATCTCTTCCAAAAGCGTCTTTGGCTGTGTCTGTTACATTACCTGTAGTGTATTTTTCCATATCCGCTATGTCGCTTGTATATAATTCATCTAACTCGTCTGCATAAAAAGCATCAGTGTCATAATCCTCTGGACCTAGTGCAACATGTCTTCCTTCAACAGCTTCAAATTCTCCTTTAGTCTTAACAGTTTTTCCTGTTTTATAATCTAAAACTTCATACCCCGGTGGTTCATAGGTTATATTATATGCTTCATTAAATTCGTTTTTTCCTTCAACAAAAATGCTACCATCATCTTTTCTTGTTAATTTAATATTGGGTAAATCAGGATTTGTATATTCCATGAGATCAGCGTCTATTTTTTTACCAATAGATCTACCTATAAATTTATCTACAAAATTTGGAAACCAATCTGGCATAACAGTATTTGAGTTGGCTAATTTTTTTACAAGTGGAGCAGCTGGTTTAATAAATTTACCGACAAAAGGTAATGCAGCAAGTATGCCCATACCTTTTATAAATGTTCTTCGACCTGGATTTTTTGGTCCGTCTTTAAAACCTATTCTACCTCCAAGAGCATAGATACCTCTATCTAAATTCATTTCATCTTGTAGGTCCGTTGAATCAATTGGGTCGCCTGCGAATGTCATGCCAAAGCCCAAATATCTTTCTGCTAATGCAGGGTCAGTCTTGGCTAATTCAAGTAATATACTTCTCTCTTCATCAGCTACACTTCTGTCTGTTCTTACCATGCCTTCAGGTAATGGTTTAGCATCTAATGATTTAAAATAGTCAAGTAGTTCAAGCGCTGCTTTTGGATTTTTTTCGGTTCCTTTTTCAAAAGCACTTATTTTTTGTTCAGGAACTCCTCGATCTCTAAACAAGTTAGCTAGTGCTTGCACTCCAACATCTGGCTCTCTTACAACATCTGTAGCAAAAAAATCTGCTACTTGTTTAAATCCAGGTACTTCTGCTAAATCATCTAAAGGCTTACCAATAATAGATTTTTTATAATCAACTCCTTTTTTATCTGCGAACTCAGTTTCTTTTGCTAATCCTGCTCGCTCTTCTGCATCAGAAATACTAGCGTTAAATAAATTATTTTCTTGTTCCTGTTTTCTTGGTGCGTATAATTTTTTTATCTCAGCTTCAGTCATACCAATATTCATTTCATTAAACTCATCTCCTGCTAAAGCTAGATCAGCTGCTTCTGCTTGTTCTAAGCTACTAAGTTTTGCTTGTTCATTATAAAAGTTTCTAAGATTTAAAATTAATTTTCCATCATTACTATTCATTCTTCTATTTATTTCAGATGCGTCTGCTTGTTCATAAGCTTTGTCTGTTCTATAAATATCAGAAGCTCTTTTAAAAGCTTCATCAAATGTATCACCCATACCAGCTCTAATAGCAGTGTCTGCTCCAATAATAATTGCTTCAGGTATAATACCAAACTTAGCAATCGTTCTAAGTCCTCTGCCACTTTGTTTACCTATCTCCATGGCTTTGTTTGCAAACTTAATAAAGTTTTTCTTTGCAGCGCCCTCTGGAATATTACCTGTGTTAATCATCTTTTTACCTTTTTCAAAACAACTTGTGCCATCTTGAAAACCAATACGTCCACCCATGGCTTTGCCTGAGCAGGCAATAGATGCTACTAGTTTTTCTAAACCTGCTTCTTTAAAAATAGAGTCTTGTTTTTTAAATTCTTTTAAAATGTCAGTGTCTTTTGTAAAAACAGGAGTTTTGTCAGACGTAGAAAATTTAATCTTTCCTGTATTATCTCTTGTTATTGAAACATCTTTTAGATAATTAGCATAGTTTTTATTAAAGTCATTTCTCTTTTCTAAAATCTGATTAAATAAAATATCTTTTTTAGGTCCTGTTGCTTTTTCGTATTTACGTAAAAGATTATTTACAGGTTGATCAAACTGTCGGTTTTTAATCTCAGCATTAAAATACTCTGAAGTTGGTTGAAGTTTTACATATTCAATTTCATCGCCGTATCCATTCTTAATAAGAGAAACAGGTATTTTATGGTCATACATAATCTTTGTCCCCTTTTTTAAAAATTTAGCAGCGCCATCTCTATCTCGATCTTGAAAAGCTTTAATAGCTTTACCAGCTTCTGTGAACATAGATTTATATTTAGGGTTAACTTCGTTAGCTAAATATTTTAATAAATCATCTGTCCCAAATCTAGGTTGTTTAAAAGTTTGAAGATTTCTATACATATCTTCTCCTATTTCTTTAAACAATAATTTTGCTATAGGTCCGTTTATTTGTTGATCAAATCCAAACTTTTTTAATAAAGGATTGTTTTTAATTTTTGTTCTTGCCTCTTCTGTAACTTTTGCAGGGCCTCCAGATAAAACATTTGTAATTTCTTTTGTAAGTTCTTTTCTAACTTTAGGATTAAAATTATATATAGTTGTTTTGTAAATATTATCTAACAGTGTGTTTGTTAGTTTACTAGTGTCTCCACTAAAACCTTTCAAACCTAATATCTCATTAGTAAACCCTTGAGTAAATAAGGGTATTCCATTTTTCTTAACTGTTTGATTTAAAATATTATTAGAACCAAATCTTTTATTGATTGCTTTTTTTAATTCAGTTGGATCCTCAAATTTTTTAGCGTTAGAAGTCATCCATTTTTCTATCTTTTCAAATTTTGCTCTGTTGCCCTTTTCTTTTATTCGGCTACCACTCATCATAGCTTTTAGTTTAGCTTCACCTGAAAAATTATCTGCTTCGTCAATAATATCTAAAACATATTCAACATCCTCTCC